TTCCCTTTTTTCTTCAAGATTTTTTAGGTCGCTGGTCATTCTGCAATCTCCCCATGCGTATCATCAAACCATTGCCAAATTGTTTCTTTGTGTTTTTCCCATTGATTTTTCTCATTGAAAAGTCGTGCCATCCTTTCGTTGGCTTCCTTATATTTCAACCCATTACCAACATCCTCGTACATGATGGCAACATAGTGTTCCTTCATTAGGTTGAGTGTCATTGTCTCGATGACCTCCGCCCCCACAGGCGTTTCATCAAACCATTGCCAATGTTTATATTTAGTTAACCGAATTACTCTTGCTCCAGATCGTTTGTCACCCGCATAAAATACTAAACCTTTCTTCTCTAGCTCGTTAGGGCGGCTTGACAGGCTGCTGGGACGCTTTTCAGGGTGAGCCAGTTGCATTTCCTTGGTTGTTATTCCTCGCTCTCCTGCCTCTGCTATGAGGCTTAGAACGTAGGTCTGCATCTTGCCCAGTTTACCGGCAACTGTGTCGGCAGCGTCTTTTGACGTTGTTGGGTCATCCCTGCGAGCCAGCTTATATCCTGGCGTACTAAGCCAACCTGTTTTATATATGCTCATTCCTCTTCCTCCCAAGGCGGGTCATAGCGATGTTCCTCAGCTTCCCATGCTAACTCTTCATCTAGGTAACACTGTGCGACATAATCGCTTTCAGCTTCAATAGAGTCTTGGGCATAGCTGGATAAGGATTTTAGGACCAACTTGGCTAGAGGGTCATCTGGTAGGCGTTCTGTTAGGTCCAGCAGGGCAAGACTGAATTCATGACCATCACCCCCAAGCGTTAACCCTTCCCATAAGAACTCATTAGTGCCGTCTTTGATTTCAGCTTCGATGATCTTGCTGATTACTGCGGGTTCTGCTTTATTGACTTCTTGTTGTTCTCGATTCCAGAGGTCAATACAGTTGTCCTGAATAATGGTTTTTAAGGTAGGTGATTGGATAGGCTTGAGATCGAACACATTGGAAAAGTCATTCTTTGGGAAAAATGTATTCCATTGCTTCTCTAGCTCTGGGAATAAAATACCAGCGAGGTCTTTCTTGTCATTCGACATATTAGCTCCTAATTATATTGATTCAATTGAATGGTAACACTAAACAATTACCATAGTAAAACTTATTATTTACTTCAAAACATATTCGCTTGCTCTGGGTGTTCTTCCGTTAAAAACTCCAAAACCCTTTCCAACATATGATCAAACCTCGACAGCCCAGAACCGTCAATCGAGTCAGCAAAATGCCATTGCCGCAACCGTTCCACATTGTTGACCCTTCCCACGTGTACCCATTTTCCTAATAATCGAGCAGTTTGGGCGGCATGGAAGGCAGATGGACTTATCTTGAAACTGTCAGTGCCACCAATAAACACGGCGCTAATTTTGCTCCAAGGAATACGGTGCTCACCTATTCCATCTTGCAGCACCAAGGCTCTGGGTAGCCCATTGGTGCGAAGCTCAAAAGCCTCGAATAGCTCCAGGGTGCGAAGGGCCGAGCCTACCACGTCGGGCATGGATACCCATTGAGGCGGGTATAATTCACATTCATCGAGCATTCTCTCCCAGGTTTTCTGATGGAAGTGCGTGAAGCACCCATTGTCTAGGCCATAGGGAATTTTACCTACTTTATAGCGTGTCAAGGGTGTACGCAGCTGCCAGAATTCAACGCCATATCGTTCAGAATAATCAAGTATTTTTTCTTGGGAGCAATCAAGCATTATTTTCATTTATTGCCTTCTCCAGTTTATCAATCTTTTTCTGCATCCGCTTGAGGTGTAGTCGCATACAATCCCTTCCATCTTCATAACCCTTCTGGTAGATGGCATGGTGAGCTTGCTCTTGCTCTGTAAGATTAGATTGAACCTTGCTCATCTCATGGTACACCTTATTGTTTACTCTCTAACAGTAATCCCTACAAGTCTTTTGAGGGTTATGGGACACCTCATCCTTAATACGCTTTACGCCTGTCTATCGCATTAGCTATTGGCAGAACCGTTAGTCTATCCTTAACACTACGGTCGAAGTCCCTCTAGTATCCCGTTACCTGCTTTGTTTCTCTGATAGGGCAATCAAGAACGCTCCCCTCATGGCGGCTAATGTTGCATAGGATTCAGTTTAAAGCCCTGTAGGCATGAGCTTTGGGTTAGTCAATTTATTGACGTTTACGGTCTAAGCATACAAACACCGTCAATTAATCGGCGTTATAGGGTTCTATAGAGCTTGACAGTGATAGAAGAGGTGGGTAGGGTGTTTCGGTCGGTAACACTCGATCACATTCCACTATCGGCTGTTCAGCTATTTGAGCAATAGCACCGACAACCCAAGGTAGCACGCTGTCCCAACACCTGCAACCTTTTAGGATAGCCCCTTTAATTAGGGGCTTTTCTTTATAGGTTATCGCAATTAGGCCAACCGTAATCGCCTTCGGTTCTTTCCCAAAGTGAAACCATTTCCTGGCATTGGGTAATATCGCCTTGTATGTCTGTTAGCCCCATAGTTGAGACTGCTAGATAGCTACAGACTAAAGCTATAGCCGCTAGAACTAGGCCAGCGTTGCGTAGTCGTCTACCGTCATTGTTATTCATGTAGATACCTTGCACTTTCTAACGCAAGCCTGAGCGTCTTTGTAGCTATCAAAATAATCGATAACCTCATACGTTGGGGCATCCCAGATATGAGTGTCGTCATAATCTTTCCATATTTCGTACCTAGCACCAAGGAGCGACCTATTATTGTGCTTAAAGACAATCCAATGCGGTTTACATTTTGCCATAATCCTATACCTCGATTGATAATATTGATAGAATACAACTGTTTACACCCCGAAAGCCCTCAATTAAGAAGGCTCGGTTGTTCTTTAAAAATACGGTTAATTTGGCGCGGGATTTTGTTTCTCTTGCTCTAACATCGTGACCATTGAACTAACTACATAGTAAAGTTCTCTAGCTGTCATACGGTAATAAGATATATCACTTTGACCGCCGCCGTTGTTGCAATAGCGAGATAACTTATAACCGCCATATGCCGAATCAATGACATATCTACCGGGGATTGCTCGCCAGTAGCCGTCAATTCGTTCGCTAGTTTCAGTGGAGTTATGCAAAAAGGAATTAAGAAAATCCACTTGTGCTTGTGCTTGCTTGACTGTTATACGGTTTCCCATGTTGTTCTCCTAAGTTAAATTGATATGCTTTCACTGACAAAGACCCAATAAAGGGCCTTGTCATTGTTCTATGTTGAGTGAGTTTAGTTATATAGGCCCAAAGTTCTAAGAGCTATTGCATCCTTTTTTGTGAATATCTTATGGTCTAACCGAGTGAGTTCTGAGTCTGTTAGAAAACCGGCTTGATGGATTCGATCAAAGCTCTTATCTAATGACTCGAGCTTTTCTATTGTATCTGCCTGGTCTATACGTTTAATTGCTGATTGATAATTTGTCATGTTTATTCCTATATTATCTATTGATTTCACTGGCAAAGCCCACATATAGCGGGCTTCTGATGGTACAATATGGGATTGAGGGTTATTAGTTATTGTATTCCCTGTGGTCTTTAATGTTCCACTTCTCAATAACTAATTTTCCACAGTCGTCCTCGTCAGTAACTATGTATGCGACTGTCTTCTTGACTAAGGCATAACGCCAGCCAGAATCATTGACGGGGCTTAAACTTACCCAAACACGATGGGGATATAGGGAAGGCTGAAAATCAGAGTACCATTCATCGTGGTGGCTATGAAGATCGTATTCAAACAAGTGGCCGTTGTCCTTCTCAATAAACCGGCCACCTTTAACAATGGGATAAACCTCAGTGGGTGCGAATGACATTTTAACTCCTTAAACTATCTATTGATTGATTAAACTACTATATAGAACCATATACCCTTCAATTATGTCTGTCAACTATATATGTGACTCTCTATTACTCTATCTGTTATAGCTGCAAGCATTGATTTAACTTGAATCAGTACCTTCTTAGCCTCTTATCTTCGCTCTCAGTTCAAGCACTCCCCCAAACCAGTTCATAGAACCCGAACTAGAGGTTCCGGTTTACCTGGCTATCCATACAGGCTGTATATCCTTACAGTTGTTGAGGGGGTCTGGATTTAGGGACGGGGGTGGGGATCTCCCGACCATTATTATTATAGTTACACCCCATATACTTAAAAGATGTTCCACGTGAAACCTTATCTAAATCATGATTTTATGCAGATGGTATTATTTTCCTTAAAATCCGTTAGAATAGGATTATGAAGAGTGTAGCGAAAGTAATAGAGAATATGCCCGTAGAAGAGCCTAAGAGGGGTCGTGGTAGGCCTAGAAAGCCAGATAGGCTGATGAGTAGGCATCAATGGGAAGAGGAGCAGAAGAAGTCTAAAGGGGGTCGTCCTGCGGGTATAGCTAAAGCGATAAGGAAGTTGGAAGAGCGTTTGGCTACGGCTAACCGGACAGAACTGGTGATAGATGCGATTATAGATGCGGCGATAGACAAGGATCATACTAACCAGGCGGCGGCATGGAAGTTATTGACGGACAGGATGTTACCGATGAGTTATTTTGAGAAGGACAAGACTACGGGTCAGAGGGCTACGGTAAACATTACTATTTCTGGTCTGGATTCCAAGGAAGACGTTGTAGAAGGTGAGACTATTGAGAATTAGACTTTTAGACCTTTTGGTAAAGCATGAAGGGAAACGCTCAAGGGCTTACCAGGACACTGAAGGGATATGGACTATTGGGGTTGGAAGGAATATTAACCCTGAGAACGGATTAGGTCTTTCTGATGATGAGATAGCCTATTTACTGGGAAATGATATAGAGCGTATAGAGCAGGAATGTAAGGAAGCATTCGGGTTTTATGATGATTTGGATGAAGTGAGGAAAGATGCCTTATTGAATTTATGTTTTAATCTTGGCTTGCCTCGCTTGAAGAAGTTTAAACTGGCGTTAGGACATTTGGAGGCGGGACGTTATGACGAAAGCGCAGAGGAATTTCTGGACTCTCTTTGGGCTACTCAGGTGGGTCAAAGGGCTGTTGAGGTTGCGGAGATGGTCAAAACCGGAGAGTATCGTAGCTGAAATAGCTAAAGCCGAAATCAAGGCCAAATTAACCGAGGATGAAGATATGCCGAAAGTTGGTGATAAACATTATTCCTATACGAAGAAAGGCAGGGCAGCAGCTAAGTCGTATGCCCGTATGACAGGTCAGCCTGTTACTATGACGCAGAAGAGAAAGAAAGCCCGAAAGCGTAAATGAATCTGGATATTTCCTTATTGCCTTGGCAACAGGAAGTCTGGAACGATCCGTCCCGTTTTAAAGTGGTGGCCGCTGGTCGCAGAACCGGCAAATCCCGTCTAGCCGCCTATCTTCTTATTGTCAACGCCCTCAAGACCGATAAAGGTCAGGTGTTCTATGTTGCCCCCACCCAAGGTCAGGCAAGGGACATCATGTGGAACTCCCTGCTCGATATAGGCAGCAGTGTTATCAAGTCAAGCCATGTGAACAATATGCAGATGACGCTGATTAACGGCAGTATTATCAGTCTTAAAGGGGCTGACCGGCCTGAGACAATGCGTGGAATAAGTCTGTTTTTCCTTGTTCTTGATGAATATGCCGATATGAAACCTGAAGTGTGGGAGACAATATTACGTCCTGCATTAACCGACTTACGGGGAGCGTGTCTGTTTATCGGTACACCGATTGGACGTAATCATTTCTACGAACTCTATCAACAGGCCCAGGAAGAAAGCAGTGAAGGTTACAAGGCGTGGCATTATACGAGTTACGATAATAACCTTCTGGCAAAAGAGGAAATAGATTCAGCCAAGAGGTCTATGTCCAGCTATGCGTTTCGTCAGGAGTTTATGGCGAGCTTTGAAGCTAGGGGCAGTGAGATGTTCAAGGAAGATTGGATAGTCACTGACAAGAAAGAACCCAGGAGTGGGGATTATCATGTAGCCATCGACCTTGCCGGTTTTGAAGAAGTAGGAAAGAACAAAAGCAAAAACAAGAAACTCGATAATACCGCTATAGCAATCGTTAAAGTCGGGGAGTATGGTTGGTGGATTAAAGAGATCATTCATGGACGCTGGAGTTTAAACGATACAGCGGTAAAGATATTTCAGATAGTCAATGACTATGAACCAGCCTCGGTAGGGATAGAAAAAGGTATAGCCCGTCAGGCGGTGATTAGCCCTTTAACTGACTTAATGAGACAATATAACCGTTACTTCAGGATTGAAGAATTAACCCACGGCAACAAGTCTAAGACAGATCGGGTTATGTGGGCATTACAGGGAAGGTTCGAGAATGGTGTAATAAAGCTCAACGAAGGTGATTGGAGTGAGACTTTTCTTGATGAACTTTTCCAGTTTCCTGATATTCTTACCCACGACGATACGGTAGACGCATTAGCATATATAGACCAGCTTCAAAAAGTCTCCTATCAGGCTGACTTTGAAGTAGATGAACATGAACTGTTAGATTCTGTAGCGGGATATTGAGATGGATAATTTATTCGACGATAGTGTTTATACGGGTGATTCTGTTGAAACGTGGGTTATCGGTAAGGCTGATAAATGGCGTGAGCATTATCAATCGAATTATCAGGAAAAGTTTGAAGAATACTATGACCTGTGGCGTGGTTATTTTAATCCTGAAAACAGAACAAGGGTCAGTGAACGCTCGGAGATTATAAGTCCTGCCTTGCAACAGGCGGTTGAATCCAGTGTTGCAGAAATCGAAGAAGCTACTTTTGGACGGGGTGCATTTTTTAATATCCGTGATGATGTTCGTGACCAAGACCCGAATGATGTTGCCTATCTACGGGCAAAGCTGAACGAAGACTTTGCTAAACACAAGATACGTCAGCAAGTGGGTGAATGTCTTATCAACGCCGCTGTCTTTGGTACGGGTATTGGCGAGATAGTCATGGATGTAGATATGGAACTGCGTCCTGCAAGTCAGCCAACCGAAGGTAATATGCAAGCTGTTGGTGTTATGGAAACCGAAAGGATGGTAGTGAAGTTAAAACCTGTCCTGCCCCAGAACTTTTTAATTGATCCTCTAGCTACAAGTGTTGATGACGCAATCGGCGTTATTGTTGATGAATATGTCTCCCCCCATAGCATTAAAATCCTTCAGGAAGAAGGGGTCTATCGTGATGTCGAAGTAGGCGCAGAGTCTTACGGGGATAGTGGACTTGATGCCGATCCTAATCTTTCGGAAGAACCAGGACACAAGGTAAGGCTTACCAAATATTACGGCCTTGTTCCACGCTATTTACTCGATAAGGAAATGGATGAAAACATCGACATCGAGGAATTTGAAGAAGAGATTGAAGAAACTGTAGAAGACGGTGTAGAAGAAATTACCGAAGAAGATATTGAAGTAGAGGCAGACGTAGAAATCAAACAGGACTACTACGTTGAAGCCTGTATTGTCATAGCGAACAAGAGCGTTATTCTCAAGGCGCAGGAAAACCCCTACATGATGGGAGACAGACCTATCATTGCCTTCCCGTGGGATGTAGTTCCAGGCAGGTTCTGGGGAAGAGGAGTCTGTGAGAAAGGCTATAACTCGCAGAAAGCCCTTGATGCAGAACTCAGGGCAAGGATTGATGCACTGGCGCTGACCAACGCCCCGATGATTGCTATGGACGCTACCCGTATGCCAAGAGGTGCGCGACCAGAAGTGAGGGCTGGGAAGATCGTTCTGACTAATGGTAATCCGGCTGAAGTGTTGCAACCGTTTAATTTTGGTCAGGTGTCACAGATTACATTTGCCCAAGCCGAAACATTACAACGGATGGTTCAACAGGCCACTGGTGCGGTTGATACGGCAGGGGTTCCAGGTTCCATTAATGGTGAAGCTACAGCGGCAGGAATAAGTATGTCGCTAGGTGCAATTATCAAACGCCATAAGCGTACCCTGATTAACTTTCAGGACAGCTTTCTGATTCCGTTTGTTAAAGCGGCTGCGTGTCGGTATATGCAGTTTGATCCTGAAAACTATCCGGTCAATGACTATGTATTTGAAGTGACCTCGACGTTAGGAATTATCGCCAGAGAATATGAAGTAACTCAATTAGTCCAATTACTCCAGACTATGAGTCAGGATTCCCCGATATATCCGGTATTGATTCAGTCCATTGTAGATAATATGCAACTGCAAAACAGAGAGCAG